CGACCATCTTTGACTTTCCAGTTTGGTGATGGTGGTGGTGTGTTTGTATATTTTGACAAATCAACCGTTGGATTTGGTGATGTGATGAAACTATGTGCGTTATATCTTTCAGATATTTGATATATTTCGGTTGCAGGCATTTCCCACGAATGTAAAAATACAGTTACATCATTGTCTCGGATAATATTTTCGTAGTGATACTCATATCCTTTTTCCCACATACGAGGTTGGCCAGAAATGCATAATGCTATTTTCATAGGTCACGACCCACATTTGCTTTGTTGTCTGTGATGCCAAAGTATTTCAGTTCTTCTTTCTCCATCACGACCATTGAGTTATAGAATGCGACTGAGTAAAGATTATCATAAACAGCCAAAGCTTCATCAGAAATTGGTGTGCCCTGAAAGTGTTGTTGATTCAAAATATCAGTAGCACGTTTCGTATGCTCTAAGAATGTACCAGCACCACGGAACACGCCACCCCATGGCTGTGGCCAATAACTTGTATGAGTGTCTTCACAAATGTAAACACCACCCTCTTTGATGTGTGGAAACACTTTATTGAGTGTTGTAATTTGATGATTCATTACATGTGAGCCATCATCAATTACAATATCAAATTTATTTTGTGTTTTGAGAAACTCATCCCAGAATGCAGGATCACCCTGATCACCCATCACAATCTTGACATCACCGTTGTATTCATACTTCAAACATTCTTGATTGATGTCAAGACCAACAACTTGAGTGCCTTCACCAAAGTATTTCAACCACATCTCAATTGAACCACCACCGAGAATACCAATCTCTAGTATACGTGGTGCTTTATCAACAAACTTATTCAGATGTCTTTCATATACATCAAAATAACCTGACCACTTAGTTGAACCCTTTTCAAGTTCCCAAAACAACTCTTTGATTTTATTTGTCATCATATTTTGCCTCAATCACTTTTCTCCACTCAGGAACACGATCATACTGATGTACAATAGTATACTCTATTCCATTTGAAGTTACAACTTTATCGCCCTCTAATTTCGGTGATGGTTCAAGTAGAAATGGACGGAATGAATCAATCTTACTTGGATCAGCCGTTGTGCCTAATTGACATGCCCATCCTGTTTCTGATGCTGTATACATTGATGAATCAAGATATGGATGTCTAGAAATCATAACATTGAATACTGCTTGATCAACAATTGGAATTGGACGATTGATGCAGTTTAAAAATAATTGCAGTACCAAATCTCTCATTGCATAACCACGACCAGCAAGAACACCTACGTTAAAGATAGTATTGTTCTTAAAGTCTTCATAGATGCCCTGACCATAACATTGCGTTAAATTCTCACGGCCCCACGGTTCGTCTTTATATTTGATGCTTTCCGATGCAAATACTAATTGTTCTTTTTCTAATAGATTATTCTCAAGCCATGTAGATGGATTCTTTTGGAAGATAACATCTTTCACGTCCGTAGTAATTACATAACGATATTGATTATCTTTGAGTAACCTGTAGATGTGAACGAAACGTTCAACGTGTACCATCAATTGAGATTGATAAGTTAGATTGCCGTCAGCGTCTTGATTGAATGCAATAATTGAGAAGCCTGCATCTGTAATTTTTTGTGCAGTATCTTTATCGCAGTTCATGAGAATCAGGACTTTATCACCTTCAAATCCTGATGCATTGATAGAATTAACCCAATACTTTAATTTTGACCAATCATAATTGGTCGCACAACCCACAATCAAATCCTTCATAATATCTCCAATAATTTAATTTTTGTCTGCTATGTTCCAGTTACCTGTGAATTTTTTATATTGTTGTTTACTCTGTCCAGGAGTATCGTCAACATATTTAGCCGTTAGTTCTGGTCTTCCCCACTCTCCAGCACCAGCTTGAGAAACAAATTCCTGTGGCTGTGCTTTATCGGCTTTTAGAAAGTCTTTGAATTTTTTCATATTGTGAATGATGAGCCGCAACCGCATGTTGCAGTCACGTTAGGATTTTTGATTGTAAACGAAGCACCCATCAAATCTTCTTTATAATCAATCTCTGCTTCATTCATGTATTGCATACTCATACTATCTATGACAACACCAATGCCATCTTTTTCAAATGTCAAATCATCTTCAGATGGTGGTAATTCTTCTAAAGAAAATCCATATTGAAAGCCAGAACATCCACCGCCTTGTACAAACACACGAAGCTTCAATGAAGGATCTTCTTCATGAATGATTGATTTGATTTTTTTTACTGCTGAATCAGATATAGTAACCATTTAGCCTCTTGTCAATGCTAGAATTTTTTGCATTTGTTTTTCAATTACTGGACCACGATTTGGCCAGTGGATGTATGGCTGACTTGCTGTTTTATATAAGTTAGTCAAAAATGGCATGATAATCTTTTCTACTTGCTGAAGTCTTGCTTTGTATTCTTCAACCGTTTCATCTTTCTCTGCAATGACTGCTTCATATTCAGCTTCATCAACTGCTGTAAAACCAAAATCATCGTCTGCGTATTCTGCTAAAATTTTATTGATATCGTATTCCATTACTTGTCCCATGCTTTCTGTGCTGTGAAATTCTTGTGACTGAATTCAAGTCTATCTACTAATTTGAGTGCTTTACCTAAATGGTCCACCGCAACAAATCCTTCTGGTGCAGTGACTTTGAAGCCATCGTCTGTCCGAACAAATGTACCAATACTTTTGATTGTTTCTAGCTTACGAATGATCATTAGCTTTGCATCAACAATCAAGTTCATCAAATCAAAAGTCAGTTTGAGTTGTACGGAATTAGAACGATAGAAACGCATAACTTCATTTTTTTCTTTGATGCGTTTTTGTTTTGTATCTTCTTTTTTGGCTGCAAGAATTTCTTTATTCAGTCTAGCTTCTACCCAATTTATCAACTCTTGTGTGTGCGCTCTTGTATCTGCAATTTTTTTGCCCTCACGCACTTTTGTGTTATTGAATGTTTTGATTTGATTTAGAAAAACGTCTGATGCTGCAATGCGATTCAATGTCAACGCAGGTATTGTTTGAAATACACGGCCAGCTTGTGAAAGAACTGATGTGATCTCAGCGGTTTCTTGTTCTGTAAATGTTGCTGAACCAGATGCGTCGGTGAATGATGCATCACGGAACCAAACATCTTTTGTTGGTTTCAAATGTCCGATGTCAATATTGAACGATGCTTTCATTGTGTCTAGACTTTTACCAAAATATGCTGTATGAAAAACAACACCAATCTGTGATGCATTTATAGCTTGTGCTAATTTAGATTTTACTGGTACAGCATACACAATCGTATTTGGCTGAAAAGTAATATACTCTTCACCATCAATCGTTTCGTTTTTGATGTCACCTTTAGAAAACATCATGTCGCCTTGCAGAACACCTTTGATACCCAACTTAGGCAAGAATGCTAATGCAAGTTTCAATTTCTCATTGAGTCCTTCGCCCGGATGATTCTCATCAATATCTTTATCAGTATAATTCAGTTTTGCATTTTTTGCAAATACTGATTTCGTGCCAACAAAAAATTTATCATTCTCAGGATTGACACCAGCAAAAATGGCAGGAGCACCATCCCACTTTGTAGTCACGTTTATTTTTGAACCTGTTTGACCAGCAAGCATATTACGCAATGAACGTAAAAACTCCAATGATCCACGTGCGCCAGAAACGCCATGATTCAATACATTGTCTTCTAAATGTTCATTACTCAAGGTGAAGATTCTTGCCGTCTTTCTCTTCGGCAAGAACAACACCTTGATTTCCTTTCATATGTTCTGTAAGTTTATACATAAGTTATTTTTATCTTGTGCCTTTTAGATTCTTTTCCTGTTCTTGCTAGATATTTCAACATAGAATAAGAAACAGATTTGTTTTTATCATAGAAATCTTTCAAACATTCATAATACTCTATATTGTTCTCATATTCAACTAAAACTTTTTTTGCTCTCGGATTTTTTGCTCCAAAGTGGTTCGGTTTTTTCCAATTTCTATCAACACTTTTTGTTCCAATCTTTTTTTTAGTTTCTTCACTATGTTTTTTTCCAAACATTGGATTGTTTTGGCCAGTCATATCCTTTCTTGACCAATTTCTAGATATTTTTCGCTGTTCATCACTTAGATTTGACCAATATTCTTTCATATATTCACTGCTTCCTCCAAAGCCACCTGGAGTCAGATTGTAGAAATCTGGATTATTCACAGCATCATATTTCTCAATCCACTTTCTTTCAGCCTCAGACAAATCTTCAAATGTATCACATTCTTCAAGAACGATTCTTTCAAAGTTCTCTTTTCCATATTTTTTTATAGCATCTTTCAAAACTTTACCTGAACCTATATATTGCTTAGAGTGTGTGTTTTTACACATTCCTATGTATTTTTTTCCGTTGACTAAATTAGTTGTCATATAAACAAATCCGTACATAATAGCCTCCTATTATGTATTTATAATTTTTTTGTCTTCTATGTGTTCATATGTCAAAGCAGCTTAGATTGAGGTCTTTAGTTATTATGCTCACAGTTTTTCCATTGACAGGAGCAATATTGAATGGTGATTTTTTTGTTGATGGTATCGCAAATTGCATTTCAAATGTAAACTGATAATTGCCACCTCCTTTGTATTGTACACGGGCACGATATGTTGCTTTCGCTGAAGTGCCAAACATTGGAACACCTTTCAATTTCAATGGATTTTTTTTACCCATGAGATAGAAACCATGTGTTCCTACGTTTACATAGTACGTGGCTTTTTTGTTATAATATTGCTCAATTTTAGTTGCCGATATTTCTCCACGAATGTCTTTGAATGTATCACGATCACGCTCATATCTTTGTTGTGGTGATAGTTTACCAGCAGTAGCTTCCCATTTCAAATCTTTATCACGTTTATAGGGAACTTCTTTCCACTCTTTTTTAATAATATCAAACAAACCAACTTCTTCTGCAAGTTCTTTGATGAACATTTTTTCTTCATCATCTTTTTTGATGTCACCAAATTTCCATGGACTTTTTTTATCTGATGAATCATATTTCAAAACAAGAGAACCAGCAGATGCAGCAGTAATTTTCAATTCACACCCAGCTTTGATTTTTTTATACTCTAACATCAAGTCTGGCTGATCGTGGCCCGCACCAGCTGGAACAAAACTTTTAGGAACTAATCCTATTGGTTTCAAAATCTTTGCAGCATTAATTTCGTATTGAAATCCCTGTTGAGCAGCCATTAAAAAATCTCCTTAATGGCATATTTATACTTTAAAACCTCCGAACTTATTCTTCATTCCTGACTGTCTTTCACGGTCGCCAAAACTGTTCAGAGGTTTGTCATCAACTTGTCCGGTATCTACCAAATCATCCTGTGCTGACTGTTCTACATCATACAGTTTCATCTTGGCTCTGTCAATACCTACGACAAACCGCTTGAAATAGTTGGGATCATTGTAACGATTCTTTAGTTGCTTAATTAGTATCTGATTCAATTGTTGCAACTCTTCGGTACTTATCAAGGCGAACATAAAGTCTGCGGTCGC